CAATCCTGCTGAAAGAAATTAGATAAAATGTTTGCCTACGGGGGCTATAAAAAAAGTTTATACTGTCTTTAGTAGTAAACTAATTAAAACCGAAAACCTTATAGACCGTGGAAGTAAGCGGTCTCATCTAGACCGTCAGAAACTTGACGGTCTTACTTTAATAATTAGATGATTTATTCATACAAAGCCTGCCAGAGATGACAGGCTACCTCCTTTTTAAGGCGAAATAACAAAAGGAATTAATAAGATGAGAACATACATTATACAATGGATAAGATTAATATCGTGCCAAGATTGTGCATTGCAATATGTGGATGCTAACGACATGAAAAAGAGAATATTAGCACGGGATAGAGAGACAAGACCGAAATGCCGAGGTTGTCCGAGATTAGATAAGACACTAGAGCGATATTATGAGGCAAGGATATGAGAGAACTATTTTTTAGATATGGTTGGGAATATATATTGAAGCTGATATTTATGTTAATCGTGATAGCAGCAGTAATTATTACAATGACATATGAATTAATAAATTTAGGGAGGTAGCTATGAGCGAGGAACAAAGAATAATAAACGAGTTACTGGCAGAGTTAGACAAGATAAAAGCAACAGCATATTATTACGGCTCATGTGGATCCAGTGAGTGTGATGTGATTGAAAGTATAACAATAAAAATATTAGATAAATATAAACAATACAAGGTAGGGAGGTAATAAATATGCAGTGAATAATATACACAAAACACTGTATAAATGTATAATAGTATTAAAATATGCGAGGGTTAATGCATAAAAAGGTGTATAAACAAAAAAACAGGCAATTATGAGCGCCGAATTAGTATATTTTAAGGAGAAATTAATGAACAAATATAAAACAGACGTGCCAGATTCTTGGAATGGAAGATGTAGTGGAGACGGATATAAAAGGTATACTGATAATGATGGAATTAGAAGATATGTAGATAATAATGTTAAAGTATCTGATATGCCATATCGTCCATGTGCTAAATGTGGTAATTTCCCAACAGAAGATGGCGGTGATGATTATTGTATTCAAAATTTAGGAAAAGTAATGAATGCATGTTGCGGTCATGGAAATGGAAAAGGCTATATTCAATTTGATAATGGAATAACCATAAGAGGATATTTTGAAATTGAGAATGATAATATATAGTGTAAAGTTAAGGAATAGTGTAAAGTTAATTTGGAGGGATATTTATGTTAGATGAAAGACAATCTAATATGTGTAAGTTGCTAAGCATAGGGACATCAATTACAGAGGTAGCAAAAGAAATAGGTGTTACAAGGCAAACTGTATATGATTGGAAAAAGTTAGAGGAAATGAAGGCTAGGTTAGACGAACTAGGACAAGAGTTTATATCTTCCACAAAGCAGGCTGTAATTAGCTATGCTCCTAGGGCGATGGACATAATAAAAGACTTAGCAGAACATGCTCTAAGTGAAAAGATACGCCTAGAAGCCGCTAAGATACTGATAGACAAGGTCATATCTAATGCGGTTAAGATAGAGTTATCCAATGGCAATGATGATCAAGACAACATAAGTCAGGACTTACTCAATGAAGAATTAAATGAGTTTGATAATGCATAATTATTGTATAAATCACCTACGAATTAGGAGATTATTCAATGTATAATTACCAATATTTTATGCAAGAATCTATAACGCAGTGATACCAACGGTTACAGAAATTAAGTGATTAGCCAATACTGTAATTTTGTATAATCTAGTTGAGTAGTAGGATATAGCGTATAATGGCTATGATGTAGTGATGGCAACAAATACTACTGTTTTGCATGTAAAATTAATTATACATAAAATATACATATAGATAATACTTTTATACATGGTAGGGGTACACCTTCTATTTTAGGATAGTTGAGAATAGGCGATATTCATCTCTACATTTTCCACAATATTTTTTCACCTTCGAACACTTACAGATATTTTGTACAGTGTTTTTTGTTGTGGGTTTGTAGTACAAGAGGGTATTAAGATACTTAGATAGCCTAAATTGATTATAAAAGCTGTAAAGTGTTTAGTAGTAAAGGTTATGCATGGGAAAAGGTCGTCCAGTATTTAGGACAAAAGAGGGCTATTTGTCCAGCATTTAGGATTGGTTAGATAATCAAAGTAATTTTGGAGGCAACAACATGATAGATAATAAATATGAGGGCAACAGACTTATAGTGCAAGACGGTGAGTGTGTAGATGTACTTTACGACGGTGACAAGATACTTAGGAAAAACAGTAGCGATTCTTTTAAGAAAAGGTTTGCCGATAATATAGACACGTTTGAAATGCACCAGAAGGAGAGTTTTGGGAAGATAAACCCAGAAGAATATAACCCTGTTATGAGAGAGCTTAGCAAAAACGAAAGGTCATTTCTTGCGATGGTTGTTGGGTATGTAAATTACAGTAGTTGTTTGCAATTTACTAATGGGAAATATGTAGATATTAATCATTTTCAAGAATTAACTAACACATCAAGAACTGAGATGTATACAACATTATCGAGCCTTAAAAAGAAACATATTTTAAAAGAGTGCGACGGTAAATATTTCATTAACCCTTGGCTTGCGTATAAAGGCAACATAATAAACAAGGTATTAAAGACTATGTTTCAAGATTATATAGTCCACAGCAGAGGGAATGTTGAGTGGAAGAAACTAAATGATGGGATTAAATTTTAGGGGGATTTATGAATATACCTGATAAAGTAAAAATAGGCGGTCATATATTAGAGGTTAAAATAACTAATGATTGTGACGATATTGGTTATGGTGAGATTGGTAAAACACAACTTGGTATGAATATTATATTAATAAATAAGAACTATCCAAAAAGCAGGCAAGAAGAAACTTTGTTACATGAGATGATACATAATTGTTTATATGACTTAGAAGAGGAACAAAACGAAGCCATGGTAACAAGATTGGGACAACTTCTTTATTCGATAATAGTTGATAATCCCGATATATTTAAGTAGGTGAATAAATGGATGAACAAAAGCAAAACCGAAAGCTACTTTATACATACCTAGTTAAACTATACGACCCATTCAGAGCAAAAGAATTAATGACGAATAACAAAGATAAGCTCTTCTCATATCATGGACTTGCTTATAGTGTAGGCAAACGTTCGCTTGAATTTTTCTGCATGTACTTTCTACAGGATGTATTTTTGCCGAAAGAAGATAACTCAGCAGCTCCTATTGCTGATGTGCATAGAGAAATATGGCAGGATATACAGGATTCTATTATTGGTGATGGGCTTGACCAGATAGGGCGTATTGAACCGAGGGGAACTGGCAAAAGCGCCTTTGGAACATACGCTACAACAATATGGTGCCACTGCTACGAGTTTAAAAAGTATACTTTGATATGTTCCGACATCGGATCCACAGCGGAAAAGTTTACTAAGGATATTAAAAATACCTTTTTAGAAAACGAATATATTAAAAAAGGTTTTGGAGTTTTACTTGATGACCGGGATAAAAGATATATATGCAATTCAACACAGTTGGAGTTTACAAACAAGACCTCCATAGAGAGCATATCAAGTGCTTCTCCAATGCGTGGTAGAAAATATGACAACTGCAGACCTGATTTAATTATCCTGGATGATTACCAAAGTGAAGATGATTGCCGAACCGATGAAGCACGCATAAAGAAATGGTTAAGGTTTAGCAATGACGTAAAGTATGCCAGTCAAAAAGCCGTATATCGTGACGGCAAAGTTGTTAAAAAGGGAACTACGTTTATTGCGCTTGGAACACTGCAACACAAAGAATGTTTTTACTCCAGATTAATTAAACAGCCTACGTGGAAATTTAAAGTTGAAAAAGGTGTGTTAATTGACGATATTGATATTTATTTTAATGCCGGCTACTGGCTAGAATTTAAAACGATACTGTTTGACTTTAAAAATGAAACTCATTTAGAGGACGCTAGAGAGTTTTACTGGTCCCGTCAATACGAAATGCAATTTCCCATGCTCTGGTCTGAGTTTTGGGATTGCCTTGATATAGCAACACAATACTTCGAAAATCCTTCAAGTTTTAAACAGGAATTTCAAAGTGACGTGAATAGCATTGGTGAAAAATGGTTTAAGACCGTTAGAACAGAGAAACGCGAAGAAATTGAAACACATAAATTCAATAAGACAATGCTATGTGTTGACCCAGCGTCTACTGATAACGGTAAATCGGATTATTCGGCATATTTGGTTGGGTCTGAGTGTGACAATAACTTAAAGTACGCACGCAAAGCAGAACTAGCCAAAATAAACGCTAGAACTGACTTTGATAAATATATTGACCACATGATTAATCTGCTGAAAGAATATCCCGATATAACGCATGTATACATTGAAAAAAACACGTTTAACGGTGCTGATGCTCATAGCCTTGAAAATAAGATTGATAAAGATCCAGTTTTACGCTCTAGGGGCATAAAAATAATTAATGAAAGCCAACGTAAAAACAAAGACGACCGTATTAGCACAATAATTCCTTACATGAACAAAGGGCAGATTATTTTTGCAGAAGAAGACGGTGAATTCATTAATCAAATATTAGAATTTGCGGGTCAGCGGTTTTCGATCCATGATGATGCTCCAGATACAACCGCCGAGTTTGCAAACAGGATAGAAAATATAGAAGTTATTTTAAATGTAAGTTTTTTCGATAGAAAATTATTAGGGTTATAATAAGAGGGAGGAAAAGCATGGATAAAGTACTATTAACAAATTGTTATAATTTGTATAAAACTAAATTGGCTATTTGCAATAAAATGTATGAATACTACAAAGGCAATACAGATGCAATTACTAATTATAGGTTTATTACTGATAGAGCCAATGCAAAAGTAAACACTAATTTTCTTAAGAAATTTATTAAAGAGGAAATGAGCTACTCTGTAGGGAACGATATAACTTATATCAGTAAATCTAGTAATCAAGAAATAATAACGGATATAGATTATTATTTAAGCCATTGGAGCGAGAATCACGACAGTGACTTAATGAAAACTATGTTAATACATTCTGAAGCATATGAAATTTATTACATAGACAATGAAAGTCAATTTAGCAGCAGAATAATATCTCCAAGAAATGGATTTGCTTTAACAGATGATTTTGGCAAAGTAATATTATTCATGCACATATTTCAACTAGCATTTGATACAGTAACTAATTATATTGACGTTTATACTGATACGGAAATAATTCATTATTTGGAATCATTTAAGGAATTAGGCAGAGATACACATATATTTGGTGTGGTTCCAGTAGGAATTGCACAACTTAGCCCCGAATTAGAAGAGGACACCTTGTACAAGGATATCAAAGGTCTACAAGACAGTTATGAAACGAATTTAAGCGATATATCAAATGAGATTAGCGATTTTAGAAACGCTTACCTTGCGTTTGTTGGAGTGAAAATCGAGGAAACTGATTTACCTAAAATGAAAGAACTAGGAATCATACAAATTCCCACGGTGGACGGTGAAGTCAAATGGCTAATTAAGAATATAAACGATAGTTTTATCCAAAACACATTAAATACAGTTGAGGATAAAATGTATCAGCTTGCTTCACATATAAATAACAACGAAAAGATGCAAAGCAACACTTCTTCCCTTGCACTTAGAAGCAGATTGATTTCACTAGAGCAAAAATGTAAGCTGAATCAGGGAGCTCTTGAAGATTGCATAAAAACAAGGCTTAAACTATTATTTGTGTTTTTACAGTTCCTAAAAAGCAAAGTGTATGATTATAGGGACATTAAAATTAAGTTTACACCTAATATCCCACAGGACGATACCGCAAATGCAAATATTATCGCACAGTTGGGTGACAAAGTAAGCACAGAAACCGCACTTAGTCTATTTAGTTTTGTTGAAAATCCAGTGAATGAGGTTAAGAAGATAAAAGAGGAGCAAAAATCCAATAGTATAGGTAACTCTTTGCT